AGCGGCGTTGTGTTTTGCCGGTGGATAAGAGAGCAACTCAGGAAATAATGGCTCAAGCAAAAGCTAAAGAAGCAGAAATACAAAATAAACAAGATGTGGTTGACGATGGACGCTCAACAATGTATCAAAACCCTTATCGTAAGGATTTAGATAAAGAAGTTGAAGACCCTAGACAAGCTGTAGAGGACACCCCAGAGGCCACTCCTCAAGAAACAGGTTTTATGAATAATGAAACTCAACCAAACCATGATTACAAAAAAAGATATGATGACCTTAAAACTCATTATGACAGAAAGCAAAATGAAAGTAAGCAGAAAACTGAAGAGTTAGAAGCAAAAATTAGACTTGCTGAAAAGAATCAAGCTATGGCAAACTATACACCGCCAAAAACTGATGATGAATTAAAAAGTTTTAAAGAAAAATATCCAGATGTGTATGATGTGGTAGAAACTATATCTCAAAAGCAAGCATCAAGACAAGTAGAATCTTTACAAGAAGAAGTTAAAACACTTCGTAAGCGTGAAGAAGATTTAGTTGTACAAAGTGCTTATAGAGAATTAGTTAATGCTCACCCAGACTTTACTGAATTAAAAGATTCACAAGAATTTATAGATTGGTTGAATACTCAACCTTCATCTATATCAGATGGTGTAACTAAAAATAGTAAAGATTCTAAATGGGCAATTCGTGTTGTTGATTTGTACAAAGCGGACAATGGAGTAAGTAAGAGCAAACCAAATTTTAATACTAGTGCGGCTCAAGGCGTGACAAAGACTAAGGCCAAGTCTGTAAATGTTTCTGGCGATACTAACAAGAAAGTTTGGAAACAGTCTGAGATTCAAAAAATGAACTCAAGGACTTATGAAAAGTTCGAGAAAGAGATTGATATTGCCTTTAGAGAAGGGCGTGTTGATACTCGAGCTTAAACTTAACCTTATAGGAGAATAATTATGGCGATAAGTGCATCAGCAGGTTATGACAACTTACCTTCGGGTAATTGGCTACCAGCGATATATTCGCAAAAAGTTCTCAAATATTTCCGTAGAAGCTCTGTTGTTGAGGGTATCACTAACACTGATTATGCGGGAGAAATTGAGAGCTATGGCGACACCGTAAAAATTATTAAAGAACCGACAATTTCTGTCGCTTCTTACACAAAAGGTCAAACTACTAACTTACAAAATCTTGCTGACGACCAAGACACTTTAGTCGTGGACACAGCTAACTATTTTGCATTTAAAGTAGATGACATTGAAGAAAGACAATCTCATGTTAATTGGGAAGCTCTAGCTACTTCTTCTGGAGCTTACGCTCTTAAAAGAAAGTATGATAGAGATATTTTAGAAACTATTTCTACTACGTCTGGAATTAATGCAGGAACAGCTATAACTGCTGATACTGGTGACAAGTGTCACAGTGTTATTGCAGAATCAGCTCGTCTTTTAGACGACCAATCTGTACCAGAAGAAAATAGATGGTTTGTAGCACCTCCAATCTTTTACGAAGGATTAGGTGCGGCGGCTTCAAAAGTTATGGACATGTCTGTAATGGGAAGCGGTCAATCTCCATTAACTAATGGTCAAGTATCCGACATTACGATTTCTGGTATGAAATTGTATAAAACAACAGCGTTAAATAGGTCTGGAACTGATATTGCAACAATATCTGGTACTTCTAATGCTTTCTTTTGTATGGGTGGACATATGTCTGCTTGTGCAACAGCTTCGCACATTGCGAAAACTGAAGTAGTAAGAGACCCCGATTCTTTTTCTGACGTAATTAGAGGATTGCATGTTTATGGTGGTAAGGTTTTAAGACCGGAAGCTATCACTAGAACAGCAGTTGTCTTAACATAATAGGAGGGAACGTAATATGACAACACTTGCAAAAGCAACTGGCGGCACTAGTGGACATCCGTCTACCAGACGTAAGCCTTACTATGTAGAAAACACTATTGATTTTTCTGTAGATGACCCTGCGGCAAATGATATAGTACAATTCCTTAACATCCCTGCTGAAACATGCGTTATGGCGGCGGGTCTTGAGGTTTTGACAGCATCAGCTTCTGGTGTAACTTTAGACTTAGGTTGGACAGCAACTTCTGGAAATTTAGCTACTGATGTAGATAGATTTGTTGATGGGCATGATTCAACTTCAGCGGGAATAGCGGCTGTTGCGGCGGCTACTGCGGGATGGGTTACATACAAAGCGGCTGATACTATTGACGTAAAAGTACTCGGTGCTCAAGATCCCTCTGGTAAAATCAGAGTATGGGC